CGGCGGCGGTTAGACCCTCCTTTGCCATCAAAAACTATAATAGTTCTGGTGGGTCCCAACATTTTTATAGCGTAACCGACTGATTTCAGAAAACCAACTATTCCACCAATATGAATCCCATCATCATTGGTAGTTGGTATAACACTAAACACTCTGATAAAAGTATTCAAGCCATCTATTATCAGTACTTTTTCGTTGGGATTCTTCGTTATATCAGAACCGCCACCGTGTTTCTTTATCTCATCAAGAATAGAAAGGTATTTTTCATTACTCATCACCGACTACTTCGTCTGTATATTCCACATCGTCAATACCTAAATCGGCAGATTGATATTTAAGTATGGATGCGTTACAAATTAAGTCATACAAGTGTTCTTTAAGACCATTATTTTCTTCTAATTTTTTCTCAAAATCCTTAGATTGAAACTTAATGTCTTTACCCTTGTACTCCAAGGTGTACCATGCTCCTGCAACCTTTAGAAGTTTGTGGTCTTTTAGTACTTGTAGCCAACTTCCCTTATCATCGATACCACTATCGAAATATAAATTAAAGTCAGCATGTCGAAGTGGGGGCCCTAAACGATTTTTGATAATCTGTGCTCTGCACTTCATACCAATTACATCCTTTTTTGTTCCCACTTTGATTTGTCCCATATTCTTCAAACGAATACGAGTTGATGAATGAAATGGTAATGCTTTTCCACCAGAAGTAGTCCAAGGATCACCGAACATTACTCCGAGTTTTTGTCTGAGTTGATTGGTGAATACGAGAGCTATTCTCTCACGACCAACCATTTGAGTAATCTTTCTCATCGCTTTTGAAACGATAATTGCTTTACTCGTTGCCCATCCATCTTTCTCAAAGTCGGCTTCCATTTCTACTTTGGTAGATGCTCCTGCGAGTGAATCTACAAGAATTGTAACTAACCTATCTCTATCTGATTCTCTAATCTTACTAATGATACTTTCAATACATTCGAATATATCTTCAACGGTTTCGACATGAAGATATAACAAGTCTTGAACATTAACTCCAATAGTTTCTAACCATTCTCTACTAACTGATGTTTCAGTATCTATATAGACTGCAACACCACCCTTTTTCTGAGTTTCAGCAAGAATGTGAGTTCCTATTAAAGATTTACCACTCGATTCTAACCCATTGATTTCAGTAATACGACCAACTGCAACTCCACCGTTTGGACGGTTGGAAATTGCTAAGTCTAATACCGATGAGCCAGTAGATATGAATTCCTTGATATCTGTTGGAGTAGCGTTAGAACCATCGAGAAAATAAGCTACCTTTGTATCCTTGAATTGTTTATTAAGACTATCGGCGAGAACTTGTGCAAGTTCGTCCTTTACAGACATATGTCTCTCCTTTTAATTACTTATTAAACAAATCGTCAAATGCGTCCGTTACATTAGAAGTGTTACTTACTGCACTCTTTAATGTAGATGCCGGAACATTAGTAGTATCTGTTTTGGTAGTTTCTTCCTCACCATCACTTGGATTTAACCAATCACCTAAAGCTTCTGCTAATTCATCATAAGTTAACTCGTTATATACTTCACGTATATCTTTTTGATCATCGAGTAACGTAGTTAGAACGGCTTTATCTTCAGTAATTGGAGTTTGATTTGGTTTAACACGAATAGAAGTTTTAGGAAACGATGCTCCTGTTTCTTCTGCGGTTTTAAACTCAACTACGACATCTCTACCATTTATAGGATCACTAATATCACCATAATCAGGGTCTGCTATTAATGATAATAGTTCCTGATATACGGTCTTACCAAAACCCCAAAACTTTGTACCTTGACTTTCTTCACCACGTACTACTACTGGTGCGAATGTTCTTAGTTTCGCTTCAAGTTTCTTTCCAAGTCTCCAATCTTCACGATTGCCAGATGACTTTAGTTTATCAGCAAATTCTTCAATCGGGTCAGGACGACCAAATGAGATTGGTGAAAGATATGACTTTCCACCTAAATCATAATGAAAGAATAGCTCGATAAATGGCGTATCTGAATTCAACTTATATGGAAGAATCCTTATTTGTG